TTCTAAGTGCATGGAATGTAGGTGAACTTGATGAGATGGCATTGCCACCTTGTCATGTGATGAGTCAATTCTATGTAAGTAAAAATAAAGAATTGAGTTGTCATATGTACCAGCGTAGTGTTGATGTATTTCTGGGTTTGCCATTCAACATAGCAAGTTATGCCTTACTAACGCATATGATTGCGCAAGTATGTGATCTTAAGGTTGGCGAATTAATAATATCAACGGGCGATACCCATATCTATAAAGATCATGTTGAACAAGTGAACGAACAATTACGTCGGGAGATGTATCCACAACCCACATTATGGTTGAACCCAGAAATTAAAGATATTGATAAGTTTACTATGGACGACATCAAGTTGCTAAATTACCAAAGCCATGATACTATAAAAGCAACAATGGCGGTGTGATATGCAAGAAGTTATCGTACATAAAATTCGTATGGGTGATGTAGAGGATCCCGATCTTTTCGTTGCTGAACCTATCTGGAAATGGCAGCAAACTGATGAAGGTAAATGGATCATGGAGAAAAGCAAACAACAACCCATGTGGAAGCGTAATATTGATTCTGCTACATATGGGTATGTGTACACGATACATGCCTGGCTAGACGGACAAGATTTGACATATTGGAAACTAAAGTATGAGTGATATATTAGTGACAGGCGGTTATGGCCTCATTGGTCATAACGTGGTAAGAAAATTGCGTGATATGAAACATAGAGTTTGTGTAGTTGATACACAGACCAATTATGGCATCATACCGCAAGATGAGATTGATTATCTCATGGAACAACGAAAGAAAGTCACAGGTGCGGTCGAACATTACCCATATGATATCAGCGACAGATTTTTAATCAACCGTGCTTTTACTAGGTTCATGCCTGATATCGTTATACACATGGCAAGTTTCCCGAGGCAGAAAGTAGTAAACGCTAACCCACCACATGGTGCTAAAGTCATGTCTGAGGGTTTGCTCAATCTATTAGAAGAAAGCAAACGACAAAAAGTCAAGAAGTTTGTGTATATCAGCAGTAGCATGGTCTATGGAGACTTCACAGACGATGTGACTGAAGATGCAGTATGTAAACCACAAGGGCAATATGGTATCATGAAACTTGCAGGCGAGTGGTTGACAAGAGATTATACACGCAGCACAGGTATGGCACATACTATCATACGTCCAAGTGCTGTATATGGGCCACTTGATGTTGAAGATCGTGTTATCGCTAAGTTCATGCTTACAGCAATGCGCGGCGGTACACTCAAAGTCAACGGCGCAGGCGAGACATTAGATTTCACATATGTTGATGATGCTGCCAATGGTATCGTAGCAGCCGCACTCAGCGAAAACACAAATAACAAGACATACAATATCACAAAGAGCCATAGCCGCACACTACTTGATGCTGCTAACCTAGCAGTAAAGATTGCTGGTAAAGGTAATATTGAAGTACGCGATAAAGACGCTGACTTCCCAAGTCGCGGCGCACTAAACATTGATGCTGCCCGCAGAGATTTTGGTTACGATCCTAAGGTTGACGTAGAAGAAGGTTTTCAAAAATATTATGACTGGCTCAAAAATAGCCCATTTTGGTCTAGCAAGACAGTATAAAAATCTCAAAGCAGAGTTGTTAGAAGCCACTGATTTAGTATTACGCAGCGGCGAACTAATGAATGGTAGTTACACCTCTGCCTTTGAAACATGGCTTGCTATGCGAACTAGTACTGCCTTCGCATTGACTGTACATAGTGGCACACAAGCACTAGAAATAATCGCAAGATGGATACGAAAAACATCTGATGACCACCATGACTATCCGCCAGTAGTTAGAATACCTAACATTACATACGTTGCTACACTCAATGCCTTTGCTAAAGCAGGGTTTGTAATTGAGTTAGTTGATACAGATAAAAATGGACTAATGCAACCTGACAGTGAAAATCTATTAGCCAACTTTACTAAGTTTTCATGTAATGTAGGTTTATATGGTGCTAACCCAACATTACAGGCTGTCACCGGACACAATTATAATGATGTAGTAGACGGAGCACAGCATTGGCTTGTTGCTGATAACGTTGGCGCTGGCATGGCTATTAGTTTTGACCCAACTAAAAATCTAAATGCTAGTGGCAACGGCGGTGCTATTGTAACTAATGAACGTGAGTTATATGAGTTTGCTTATAGTTATCGCAGTAATGGTAAACCAGATCATGAAAGTGCCGGCACTAACAGCAGAATAAGCGAACTAGACTGCGCACATTTATCAGTACGTGCTAACTATATTGACAAATGGCAGTGGCGTCGTAAAGAAATTCGTCATTATTATCTGGATGAATTACGTAATGTTGATGTTCGTTGTTTGAGCAGAGACCATCTTGTACATGCTGATCAAAAGTTTGTTATTTATAATAATCGTAGAAATGAACTACAACAATATCTAACTGATGCAGGTATTGAAACTAAGATTCACTATGCTAAAGCATTAAGTGAATTACCTCTGTCTAGACACGTATATAGCAAGCCAGATATGCTGAGTACTAGTGTCAATTTAACTAGGGGCTTATTGAGTTTACCTATCTATCCTGAATTGACAGATAGTGAAGTTGAGTTTGTTGCTAAAAAAGTAAAAGATTTCTTTACTTGCTGACGCTTTCAAATATTTCTTTTTGCTTTGCGTACCATTCTTTCCACGCAGCGTTTTGAGCAGCACACATATGGTACTTGTTATAGTTACCCACGACAGTCTTTAGAAACTCGCTGAAATAGACCTTATCTTTACCTATCTTATCTAGTTGGTCACATTCTACTAATAGTATTTCTGGTGCTTCTGGGAATTTAGCAGTGACAGGAACAGTTGTTGAACATCCCGCTAATAAAGTGATAACGCAAAATAGTAGTATATTTTTCACTTTGGTGCCTCTTCCTGCTTGATCACTGTGATTGTGTTCTCTGGTGGTGCTTCATTGCTTGCTGACATATCATGTGCTTTGATAGCAACTTCAGGGACAGTGCAATTAGTATCAAATACTTTTACTTCTCTATCTATATATTCAACTACTTTAGCACCCTTGACCTTGATGTATTCTTTCTCTGTGACTATTTTTTCTACGATTTCTGTGTTGACTACGGCAGCTTTGGCTTGTGCTTCAGCAACCTTTGCTTCCATCTCTTTTACACGTAATTCCCATTTAGCCTTCTCTGCTAAACCCCCCTCGAGGTATACGCCTAAACTTAATAGTAGCAGACTTATGATCTGTATTGGAAGTTTATATTTGCTGACGAAGGGTATGAAACCTAATACGAAACCAGCAATGGTTCCAACAATACCTGCTAGAAATATGAGATGGACTACAAATTCTGGTAACCAGTTGATTATCCACATATGAACTTATTTATGCTAAATACTTATAGGAGTCCCTAATATGGCAATAGAACTTGTAAACATAGGCACTAATCCAAACGACGGAGAGGGTGATCCGTTACGCACAGCGTTCGGTAAAATTAACAACAACTTTGTTTGGACGCAGCAAACCTCCACTGAAATTTCAAGCACAGTCACACTTGACGATACTGCCAATCAAGTAATTTGGGAATATCCTGCAGATGAATTTACTCAGGCACTAATTCAACTACAAAGTTTTCGTGAAGGCAGTAATGATAGTCAAAATGCATTGATAGGTGCAAGCATACTTAATGACTTATCTGACGTTAAGTTTACAATTTATGGATTAACAAACAACGGCGATTGGCTTACTAACTATGATATGGATGTAACAGATGGTAATGTTCGCCTTTTAGTATCTCCCCTTCAAAATGAAGCAATCACTCACTTTTTAGCATACCAGGTAACATGGGTAGGAGACCTAGGAGTTGGTGTAAGTATGACTTCTGAAAGCGGAGAAGGGCTTGTTACTGAAACAGGCAACGTGTTCATCACCACAGAAGGTTAAAATGCGCGCCAAAGAATTTCTTACAGAACAAGATTTAGCCAGCGTCCATGATAATTTGGATATCGCTTCATTATCGTTACCATATACTTACATGATGCCTGAACTCAACAATAGCAACTTCTATGACATATATAGATTCGGAGTAGCGATTGCCGCAGTCAGGGGTGAAGCGGGCGATAAGGATAAAGTGCAAGACCAGAACAGACCAGATTTTAGAGCAAGCAGCCAATGGGGTCAACATTTGATCGTAAGTAGTTTTGACCCTAATGTTGGTAAAGTGATTGATCAGGCATTAAGTAAAACTAATCATAAAGGTAAAATATCTGTAAGCACTCCGGGTAGTGAAGAAATGAAAGATACATATAAAGTTTCTCCTGTCAAAGGTTTTAAAGGTTACAATTGATGAGAGCAAGAGAGTTCATAATAGAAGAGCGTAATAAACCTAGCAAAAGGCAGCACTACTCATCTGTAGGTTTGCAAACTTTTACGGATACTAATTACGATAGAACATATGACCTTAATAGAGTCATGATGGCTGTAGCATCTACAGATGGTAAAACCATGCCAGATTTAGATGGTGAAAGTTGGGCAGCAAAACAAAATACTGCACATCCATATACTGAAGTTGAGCAAAATATGCTTGAATTAGCTTTTGATGCCGCAGGTATTCCATACACAGATATCAATAAAGGCGATTTGAAAAGCAGAGAATTACCCGACACATATACTGAGAGTCCAATTAAACCCTTTAAAGGATACGAATAAATTTTTCATTCAAGTCTAATCTGTATAAGTAATTAAAACTGATAGGAATCAAGATGCAAAATTTAATTGATATTAATCAAACACTAGACCTCGTAAAATTAAAACTTTATAATGAATGGCTATATACTGCTCATATCTATGATGAAGGCGATAGCGCCATGCATAAAGGTTTGACAGCGAAAGTTGTTGAAAAATATATAGATCCACTAAATCTTCCTAAGGATGCAAAAATTCTAGATGTAGGTTGTGGTCCAGGATATTTCCTAGATGAAATGAAGAAGCGTGAGTATACCGATCTTGTAGGTATAACACTAAGTCCGGGTGATATCAAAACATGTGAAGATAAAGGTCATAAGATTAAAAAGTATGATTTATCATTTATACCACAAAAAGATGGTTATTATGATGAAAGTGTTGACTTTATATTCTTGCGCCAGGCACTTGAACATAGTCCATATCCTATCTTTAGTTTGATGGAGTACAATCGTATTTTGAAGCAAGGTTCTTACATTTATATTGAAGTTCCTGCGCCAGAATGTGACAGAATGCATGAGTATAATCTTAATCATTATAGTATTTTAGGGCAGCATCAATTGACTGCTTTACTACAAAGAACGGGGTTTAAGATTTTGAATTTTGAAGCAATAGAATTTAGTGTAGGTATCCCTACAGTCACTAATGAAGACGGTTCCATAAAGGAACTTAAAGAAAAGTATTATTGTGTAGTAGCCGTGAAGGATCGTCCATTAGACATCAAGTAATATTGACTTATATAATACAAAAAATAGGGGCGTAGGCCCCTATTTTTATATATGGAAAACCATAAATAAATATATGACGAAGAACATAGGGAGACTGGCAGGAAATCACATAAAATCTCATAAATAGTCGTATAGTATCGGAGTTATAATATGCGACTATTATTCGTACCACTCATAACACTAATAATAACCGGGTGCGGTGGTCATTACCGTTATCCATGCCAAGACCCTCAAAATTGGGGTAAACTTGAGTGTAGTAACGAAGTATGTAAGGCTGAAGGAACTTGTACCAGTGATGTATTGGGCCGTAGTATGGAA